CAAGGCGGTGAGAGACAGGCCCCCTTGAATGGACGTAATGTTACTGTTCAACAACCCGCTTCCGGTAGCCCCCAGGCCCGAGGCAGAGGTAATAATACTGGGATGAGAAACAACAATGGTGGAAGAGGTGGAGGTAGAGGAAATGGAGGAAGAAGAAGAGCTAAGTTCGGAGGAAATACCGCAAATGCAGACTTAGCTCAAGCCCTCAGTGATGAGAATGCTCGTCTGAAAGGAGAATTTGATGCTTTACAAGAGCAAAGAAGACTCATGGAAGAGAGAAAGGTGGAGAAAATTGAAAGAGACAAGGAAAGAGAGAAGGCATATGTCTACAACAGACTAATGAGAGCTCTCAGAAGTCTTGACATCGAAATGGTAAATCATTTTGATTTTGGAGAAATGAGATGTTACTGGCTTCAGTGGTTTGAAATTATGGTTGCTGTGCTGTGTCTTCATTATTTTCGTTATCTTTTAGTTCACGAATCAATCATGGCATTGTGCTTGATTCAGGCCCTTTATATTCTTGTTGCTGAGATAATTATAACTCCTATGGACCTCTACGGAGTGTTAATCCAACGTTGGTGGAGCCAGGTTTTGTTATTTTTAGTTTGTATTTGTTCAGCGATTATATTTCTGGATTATTCACAGACAGTGAAATACATTCCCCTCCGAGTTCCTGAACATTTCGAACATGGAATGATGGTCACTAAGGGTGATATGTTCAGATATGGACATGACATTAATTGGTGGATCTGGTTGGTTCCTGCTTGTTACATTGGATTTACTTTTCTTACTTGTACATTGAGTAAGTTGGGTTTTGAAGTTCTTTACACAATGAAGCTCTCTTGTTTCGGTTGGTTCATTGTATGGGAGAGAAAGAAGATAACAAGATGGAATAGACCTCGCATTTTATTTAGAAATGGAGACATTGGATTTGATCTTAGACCTCAATCTCAGAAGCATATCAAGTTAACTGATCCTGAACTCAAATTCGGACTTGATTATAATACTTATGCTAGACACACGTTCAGATTTATGCATCGTCACGGCCCTGGTAGTGTTGAGAATGACTATGTGTATGAATTGCCTGAACCCCACAAATACAAATATCTTGAAGCTAGTTTTGGTCTGCTAGCAGAATTGTCTGATTATGATATTTGTGGATTGGAGACTGACCATAAAATTGCCAAAGAAAGAATAAAGAATCGTCTCCGTACTATTAGATCAGTTAATATAGACAAGTACCAAGCTCAATTGGGAAACATCTATCAGCACACTACCTTAATTGCTCTGGCTCTTTGGCACCAGCGTCGTGAGCAATTACAAGGATTACCGGATTTCGATTAGCCAGCAATGACGTTCGATGCGTCCAGTATGGATATAGAATTGGAGAGGTTCCTCTTCCAACACTAGCAAGGCCTAGACAAGACATGCAAGTAACTAGAGTTTCCGAATCACCAGTTGATAGGAAACCAGTCGGTGTCTCTTTAGGACCAATTGTAGTGACACATGTAGAACCTCATCCAGATCAGTATGATACTGAGATGCTCGTTGCTGGCTTAATTAAAAGGGTAGCCTTCGAACATCCCAAAGCCGATCACGCCGTCCTCAAGCGCTTTGGTTTGTTCGTTAAAAGGTGGATTGAGGACAATTTCACCCCCCTGGACCCAGATGTAGATATTTCTGTAGGAACATGGTTATCAGAGACGGACTATCCTTTGTGGAGAAAGGAAGAGCTTTTAAAGAAATTTGCTAAGGTGGTAGATGAATTTGAAGACAGGTACAAAGTAGTCAAATGTTTTGCTAAAGATGAATCTTACAAGGAATTTAAGTACTTGAGAAACATTTTTGCTAGAACAGATGAGTTCAAATGCTTTGTTGGCCCATATTTCAAAGCCATCGAAACCGTTGTTTATAAGCATCCTAGCTTCGTGAAGCATGTCCCGGTCAAAGATAGGCCAAAATATATTTCAGAGATATTAATGGGCGGAGGCAGCATAAATTCGACAGATTATAGTGCATTCGAATCTCAATTCAATAGAATGCTAATGGAGATCTGCGAGATTTATATGTATAAATATATGACTCAGAATTTACCTTCTAGGGAAATATTTTACAAGCACCTCAAAACAATAACAGGGAAACAGAAACTCATCTTTAAGTATCTTGACGCTATACTTGGATGTTGTCGTATGTCAGGTGAAATGTGCACATCGCTGGGCAATGGATTCTCGAATCTAATGTTCGCTTTGTTTACAGCAGAAGATAAAGGTTGTTCTAATGTTAGAATAGTGGTAGAGGGAGATGATGGATTAATGCGTTATGATGGACCTAAATTATTGGCGGAAGACTTCGCCCGTTTAGGGTTGACAATTAAAATGGAACATCACGACAGAATTGAAACAGCATCGTTTTGCGGAATCATATTCGACTCAGAAGAACAAATAAACTTAACCGATCCTAGACACATAATTGCTACTTTTGGCTGGGGTAGCAGTAGGTATAGTTTATCTAAAAAATCGAAGTTATTACAATTACTTAGATGTAAGTCTTTATCTCTAGCTCATCAGTATCCAGGATGTCCTATCATTTCAAGTATAGCAAAATATGGGCTTAGAGTTACACGATCATATAGAATAAGTCAGAAAGTTATTGACAGTTTTTCTTTATGGGAACGTAACAAGCTTATTGCTGCTATTAGGGATGAAAGTTCTATTCCAGATATTGAACCTGGCCCTCGTTCACGGGCGCTCATGGAGCAGTTGTTTGACATTTCTGTACCGATTCAATTGCAAATAGAGGACTATTTCAACAATAAAAATGACGTTGGACCGATCATAAATGATTACGTTCGGCTGATATTACCTGATTGTTGGTCTGAATTTGCTTCTGAATACGTTAGATTTGTTCAACCTTCGGAAATGGGGAAGCAATGTTTTTCGATTAAGGACCCGGACCTCGGGGAGAATTTATTGAAATTATTGCATGAACAGGCAATCAAGTAGCCTAATTAA